AGCAATACGTCAGCAATCACTACACAAAGTAAAGGAAAGTAAAGTAAAGGAAAGTAAAAATAACCCCCCTAAATCCCCCCTTGCCGGGGGGCTGATTTTCCCTCCCGAGCTCGACACGTCGGAGCACCGAGAAGCGTGGGAAAAATTCATCGAGCATCGCCGCCGAATTCGGAAGCCGTATCGCTCGATCGAGTCGCAAAATGAGCAATTAAAGAAGTGGGGCGACCGCGCGCACCTTTTTATAACGGCTATAACGAACGCCATTGCGAACGAATGGCAGGGCCTACACGAACCATCAACCACGAATAAAAATTCAATAGCGGGCATCTCAGCGAAAGAACAGAGAGCGCTCGAAGTGATCAAAATGTTCTCGGATGAGGAGGCTTCGGGGCTATGAATTTAGAAGAGACTTCGGTCATCGTCACGACCGTTTTTTTGCAGTACCCGCACGCCGAGGTAACGGCTCCGATCGTCAGGTTGTGGCATCGAGCTCTCGGCGACTACCCGGCGGAGGTCGTGACTGACGCGGTGATGGAAGTACTCGTCACGTACAAGGCGACCTACCCTCCGACCATCGCGCACGTTGCCGAGGTACTTCGTTCGAGAGATGACAGGCGCGCCGGAAATTTAACGGATGGCGAAGCGTGGGAACTATTGACAAACTCGATTTCTAGGTTTGGGCGCTATAACCAAGCCGGAGCCATGCACGCAATAAGGGAGCAGAGCGAAATGGTGGCAGAAGCGGCAAAAATGCTCGGCTGGCAAACTATATGCCGGTGGAATCAGGCCGATGAGGTAGGGAACCGCGCTCACTTTTGGCGAGTTATTTCCGGGCTCAGGAACGCAAAAACGGTCGCGTGGACAAAGCGGGAAATGCCGCTAGTAGTTCAACAGATTATAAAGAGGGAACTTCCCCGTGGAAATTGAAAAGGATCGAGATGGCCGCGTCGTAGCCGTGATGAGCGTGGCCGACACCGTTGATGCGGTTTCGGATCGGGTCGGATTAGACAACGCACTTCGACTTGTTACCGGCTTAATTGATTCCGTGTGCATAGAGGCAGGTGAGCGTGGCCGCCCATGCCCCGAGTCGATTTTGATAGAGTTCGGAGCGCTCTCAACTTTTCGATGGGTCTAGGGCTTCAAAGGTCGGTGCTCTACACTTCGAGAGAGGGCACAAATGGCGGCAAGTTACGACATAACTATAGATCAAGGCGCAACCTTCTCGTTTACGTTTACCTTTAAGGACGCAAACGACGATCGGGTCGATCTCACTGATTACGCGGCGAAGATGCAGATCAGAGAGTATCACTCGTCGGCTTCGCCGGTTCTTACCCTGACAACGGAGAACGACTCGATCGAGTTAGGTGGAGTTCTTGGAACCGTAAAGATCACTATGAGCGCCGAAGTGACTCGGGATATTTTCATCGACTCGGGCGTTTACGACATTGAGCTTTATAGCCCAATCTTCACAACGATTAGAATGCTTCAAGGTAAGATCACCGTTTCGCCGGAGGTTACTCGTGACTGATCTCATAGTGCGGCAATCGCCGAGCACCTACACGGTTACGACGATCGGCATACAAGGCCCTCCGGGTGCGACTGGCCCGATAGGTGACTCGGGACCGACCGGACCGGCTGGACCTATAGGGCCTCAAGGTGTTCCGGGGCCTAATTCGATTTTCGGTTATGATGTGGGTCTAGTCATATCGTCGATTCCAGAGTTTAGTGTTTTGGTTTTCAACGGCGAAAACTGGTCGCCGATGCTGGCTAGTGATTTAACTGATGGTGGGAGCTACTAAATGACAAACGTATTAAAGATCAAACGACGAGTAACGGGTTCCGCAGGGGCACCGGCTACACTTAAAGGCGGCGAGCTCGCATACAACGAGATCGGTGACGTTCTTTACTACGGAAAAGGCGACAACGGATCAGGCGATGCAACTTCAGTTGTTGCGGTGGCTGGATCTGGTAACGGCGGAGTTACCATCGCAGGTGCTCAAACAATCTCGGGCGACAAGACTTTTAGCGGCCTTGCGGACCTCACCGGCACATTTAAGATCGACGGTGTTGAAGTAACCGCAAGCAGCGCAGAGTTGAATCAGCTCGCAGGTGTTACGGCTGGAACGGCTTCAGCAAGCAAAGCGCTCGTTGTTGATGCTAACAAGGATCTCAACCTTAGCGGCGGCGATCTCACAGTTCAGGACATGGTGGTTTCTGGAAACCTCACTGTTAGCGGAACAACCACAACGATCGACACCGCAAATCTCGCAGTTAAAGACAAGAACATCGAGGTGGCCGTTGTTGCATCGCCAACAAACACCACAGCGGACGGAGCAGGTTTCACCGTTAAGGGTGCAACCGACAAAACTTTCCAGTGGGCTAATGCCACCGGATCGTTCACATCTTCCGAGCACCTTGATGTTGCAAGCGGAAAGGTTTTGAAGATCGCAGGATCTGAGGTTCTTTCAGCGTCGGCACTTGGATCGGGTGTAACAGGCTCCTCGCTCACAAGCGTTGGAACTATTAGCTCGGGCACTTGGCAGGGTACCGCCGTTGCGCTCGCGTACGGAGGAACCGGATCGACTACTGCATCGGGTGCGCGAACAGCTCTTGGGCTTGCGATTGGAACCGATGTTCAGGCGTACGATTCAGAGCTCGCCGCGATTGCTGGCCTCACATCGGCAGCCAACAAAGGAGTTTACTTCACAGGAAGCGGCGCGGCTGCAACCTATGATCTCTCCTCTTTTGGTCGGACCGTTGCCGGGCTCGCGGATGCGGCGGCTCTTAGAAGTGAGCTCTCTCTCGTTGTTGGCACTAACGTGCAAGCATACGATGCCGAGCTCGCTGCAATCGCTGGCCTTACGAGCGCGTCCGATAAAGGTATTATGTTCTCCGGTGCTGGCACCGCTGCAACATTTGATCTTTCATCGTTCGGGCGTTCGCTTGTTGACGACGTTGATGCTTCAGCGGCACGAACTACCCTCGGGCTCGGTTCGATTGCGACTCAAGCATCGAGCAACGTGTCGATCACAGGCGGATCGATCGACGGGATCACTTTGGATGGTGGTTCTTTCTAAAGCGAATAGTGAGGAGGGGGAAACCCCTCCTCTTACTTTTTAAGGGTAAAGACAGTGACCAACGTCATAAAATTCAAACGAAGCTCAGTAGCCGGTAAAATCCCAACGATCAGCGATCTCTCCCTGGGTGAACCAAGTGTAAACACAACCGACGGGCGGCTCTACCTAAAAAAGAGCCTCGACGGTGTTGAGTCGATCGTTGATGTTGGAAACAATGCGGCGATCTCAACCCTGCAAGCCGCAGACGTTACAATCACAAATCGCATAGCGGCACTTGAAACATTTAAGGATGCTCAAACAATCTACGTTGCCAAGAACGGTAGCGACGCAACAGGCAACGGAGGAGAACATTCTCCCTATGCGTCTTTATCGGCGGCACTAGCAGCAATCACCGACGCAGCGACAGGGAAGCGGTATGTTATTCGGCTTAAATCTGGATTATACTCTTCCGCCGCAGCTATTGCTCTCAAAGCAAACGTCTTTATCGTGGGCGAAAGCCTTGAATCGGTCCGTCTTACTGCACCTTCGTTTGGGCTCGATTCATCCTTCTCGGGTGCGGGGGACCATCGCTCTGGCTTCGCAAACCTCACATTCTCCTCTGGTGCCTGCGATTTCAACTGGGCAACTGTAACCTCGGAGGCGGGAAAACTTTACTTTAGGGACTGTTCATTTACCCCGAGCGTAAGCCTGTACGGTCACACAAACGCAACTGCTCAAGCTCAGTTCCATTCGTGTACGTTTTTCGGCACCTTTACCGTTAGCGGAATTAACGTAGGAATCCATCGCAACAACATCCACTACGGTAATGTGACACTAAACCAGCATCCGAGCGGCGGGATGGCTACTATTTTGGCAGCCGATGGCGGCACAGTTAGCGGCACACTCAGCGCCGTCACTACTGCAAACGATTTCGGTCGAAGGTGTTCCGTGTTCGCTCGAAATTTCTACATGGAATATCTCACGGTCAACGGTGCGTCGTCTTACGTTGATCTGACGGATAGCTCGGTTCCTCGCGACGTTGCGCGAGTGACAAAATCAAACGGCGGAAATTTAACGTATATCAATACGCTTGCGCCCGTTGAAACAAACGTCAGAAATCAGGGCGATCTCGGAAAGCAGTACCTTTATAACTTCAACTATGTAAACGCATCGACCGGCAGCGATCTGTACCTGATCTCGATGGGCACAGCATACGCGGCGGATGAATCAAGCGGAAAAAATATCTTCATCGAGTCGGATTCGTACGGCTTGGGCGCAAATGTAAGCGGCGGCGACATAAACATCACAACCGCCACAACATCAGGAACCGGAGTGCGGGGAAAAATAAAGCTCACCGCACGCGAAATTGATGCAAGTAGCGTGAAGATCGCAAACATCGGAGCCGGAACGGACGCAGCCGACGCGGTGAACAAATCACAGCTCGATTCAGCCGTTAGCGTTTTAGACGGCGGGTTGTTTTAGGTAGTAGCGCCCCTCGTCTCTACGGGGGGCGCTTTATAAATACGCCTCATTCCGGGTGGGCATAAAAAGGGAAATTATGGCAAACAGCATCAAAATCAAACGCACCTCAGTTCAGGGTAAGGTACCTACAACTTCAGATATTGCCGTCGGTGAGCTCGCGATCAACTCTTACGACGGAAAGCTCTATACAGTAAAAGACCAGGGCTCGCCGCAGGTAGTCGAAATCGGCGCAAGCGGAGCGGGTGGAGGAATCTCAACCCTTAACACCTTAACGGCAGCAACTCAGACGTTTGACACCGGAACCGCTGGGACAGATTTTGCGATCTCATCATCGACCTCAACGCACACCCTAAACCTACCCGATGCGAGCGCAACGGCGCGGGGAGTTATCACTACCGGAGCACAAACAATAACCGGAACTAAAACCATCCAGAGCAACGCCGCAGGGAACAAGGCTCTCATTGCTAAAGCCGCAGCATCTCAAACGGCTAACATTTTCGAGACGCAAAATTCGTCAGGCACAACGCTTTCCTATCATAGCTCGTCCGGTCTTTTTTATCCTTACCTCGGTTATGTAAATAACGTATATGTCGGCACTCGGAACGCAAACCGAAACGTATATCTCGGAGAACGGGCCGGGGAAAGCAATGCGGCGGCGGCTCAAGACAACACCGGAGTGGGGCTCGAAGCACTTCGGTATAACTCTTCGGGCTATGAAAACACGGCGATCGGCAAGTCGGCTCTTGGCGCAGCTAACAGCACAGCGATCAGGAATTGTGCGTTTGGAATGAGCGCAGGTTCGAGTATCACATCAGGTGGGTCTAATCTGTTGGCGGGGCATCTGGCTGGTACGGCAATGACGACCGGAGGATTAAACGTCCTGCTAGGTGCATCTTCCACCGGGGCTACCACATCATCGGGACAGGTAGCCGTCGGAGCAAGCGCCACAACATCAGGCGACTATGCTCTCGCCCTTGGCTATGCGGCAAGCGCCGCCGCAAACTGCATGGACGTTAGATTCGGCAATGCTTCACGAATCACCGGAGATGCCAACGGACTGATCGGAATAAATCAAGCCACCCCGGGTGCTCAACTTCATGTCACTTCGAGCGCAGCAACCACGAAAGGGCTCATCGTTAAAGGTGTGGCATCCCACACGGCTAACCTAATTGAAACTCAGGACTCGGCGGGCTCATCGACCAAGGGTTTTTATGTCACCCCCGGAATTGTGAACTATGCTCTACCCGCTACCGTGAACGGGATGCACCTCTCGATCGGGGTAGGAACAAATTTCGCATCAAATGGCAATTTGTTCGTGGGAACGGGCGCAGCGTATCAGGCGTTGTTGAACAACCAAGAGGGAGATCAGAACACGATTCTCGGAAGCAATGCCGGATACACCACAAAAGGCTCCTCAAACACTTTTGTCGGCTCTAGTGCCGCAAGATTGGGAAATACAACAACGTGTACGGGCTCGGTTTGTATTGGCCGGAACGCGGGGTATGACGTAAGCGGAAATTTTAACACTCTGATCGGGACATACTCAGGCGGCGGAATCTCAACAGGAACCGCAAACACGTGTCTCGGCTATAACGCAACGGTCGGAGTTCAATACACCGCAAGCGCAAACGGATCGAATGGTGTTGCGATCGGATATAACGCTTCCGCGGTGACGAACGGCCTCGACATAAGGTTTGGTGGTGCATCTCGAATCACGGGAGATAGCTCGGGGCATATCACCGTAGCCAACACACTTCACGCAAAGCGGTATACGGAAACCGTATCGAACGCATTCAACACAGCGCTCGCGCCTAGCAGCGGCACCTTTACTATCGACAGTTCACTAGGGAATGCGGTTGTGGGCGCGTTGAGTGCATCGGTTACGACCTGGGCATTTACAAACATTTCCACAGATAATAGCAAGGTGACAACGGTCACGGCGGCCTTAGCGGGCAACGCCTCATATACCTACGGGGACGCCGTTTCAGTCAACGGGGTAGCCGTTTCGGGCGGCATCATGTGGAGTGGAGGCACTGCCCCAACGTCAACCTCGGGCACCGATATCATTAGGTTCGATATTATCAGAGACAGCGCCGGGACTGTTAAGGTGTTCGGTTCTGCGACTCTGAACTATAGCTAGAAACGGAGAGATATGTTTACAAAAGAAGAAAGGGAAATGCTCGTCAGAATCTTTTCTGATGTTAAGATCAACCCCCTAAGCGTCGAAGCTATCCCCCTGATCGCAATGATGCAGAGCATCGCCAAAAAAGTTTTCGCGGCGGGGGAACCAGGCGAACTACAGGGAGAGGCCCACAATGACGAGCAACAAGCCGAGACGCGGAGGAAGCGCTCGCGTAAGGTCGAAGAGGCTTCCGAGTTCGTTTAGCAGGACCGCCCCGGCCCTTCGGTGTGTCAAGGCAAGAGCGGCACCGAAGGGCGTCGCCTACTGGATAGCAAACGGGGATATGTTTGTCTCTGCGATCTTCGAGGGCCGCGATCTGGCATCGGTCCGAATCGAGTTTCACAAGGAGACGGCCCGCATCCCCTCGCTCAAGAACTCAAAGATCCCCGGTACCAACTTCCTCAACCCGGACACACTCCACCGCCTAAAGGCCATGGATGCGCTCTATACGCTATCCACCCGCATATACAGCCCGACACGGCTCTCGTTTGGAGATCGTCCGGTGGCGGGCTTGCTAGTATGCTCAAAGAGGCCGACGCGGTTTGATCTCGATAACTGTATCGCAGCGGTAAAAGATTGGTGCGAGCCGAGGTCGAAACGTAACCGAGGATGGGGCGTCGGCCTTGTCGAAGATGACTCTAAGCTCAACGTGATGGCAGTACACGCCGCCGACCTCGGGCTATCGCTTGATCACTCGGTGCTAGTGCTAAAGGATTGGGGCTCAGTAGCTCCGATGCTCTCGGCATTCCTTACCAAACTTTTCCTCTAAGCGCAGGGTATTGGTGACTTGTGCGTCCGTCCGTATCATAGCCGAAACGGAGGAACCATCATGCCTATACCCCTGGCCGCATTTCGTCACGCCCGCGCTCTCCCCTAGTTGTACCTACCCGGTCGGCCTTAATGCTGATCGGTTGTTTAACTGTAGAGGGACAGAGTGCCGAGCAAAATCAAAACTTTCAGGAATCACATGGCCGAGAGCCTAAGTCGTCCCACGTTCAGGGCGACACCTAAACCCGTGAGCGCAAAGCGGGCAGAGAGTAAAAAGGTTTACGACTCGACGACCTGGCAACGCCTCCGATTGATGCACCTTGCGGGCTCACCGATATGCGTTGAGTGCGGAACGTACGGACAACAAGTGGATCACATCATCCCGATTAGCGCAGGAGGTGAGCGATTCGACCCTCGAAATCTTCAGACGTTGTGCGCGTCATGCCATTCGATCAAAACGAGGCGCGACAACCGATGACGAGTAGCAAAATAGCAGAATTAGCAGGGCTTAGGTGGTTCACCTACGAGATCCTCGCAGAGAGGGACGACCGACCAGGGGAGGGGGGGTTAAATCGTAAGTACCTAATAACCCCCTAC